TAATTATTAGGAATACTTACTATAGATCCTCCAACCGTAGCACATCCACCAATACTAAATTGTGGAGTTCCATTAAATAATTCATATTTTAAAATATTAGATGATCCATTATTATTAGTTTCAAGTAAATAATTATAAGGATAACAAAATAGTTTATTATTTTTAGGAACATATGTATCAATATTTGTTTGCTGTGTTACTGTTTTATTTACATATATAGGAGTTGCTTGTCCATTCCACCTAGTATTAAATGTTTCTGTATTAAGTAAATATTTTGGTACAATATAAACATTTTTAATAACATCATCTTTTGTAATAGCATTCATTACAGAAATCATACTTGATATATTATCAAATATATAAAAACCTCCACTCATCCATATACCATTAACATTTATAGCATATAATTTTTCTTGTGTAGTAGCTGTTTCAGATACTTGCATCATATAAACATATTCATCAAATATTAAGCTATCAGTATTATTACATATATAATCTCCAGTCTCAAGTCCCTCTGGAATTGTATGAAGTCCTACTGTATCATCATTAACATGTTCTCTTTCTATAAAACATTGTTTATTTTTACTCCAGTAACTCCACCATGTACTAATTTCATCTATCGTATAATATATATTAGTTGATGATTCGCTATTATATTCTACTTTATCTATAAAGGCAAAAAACCATTTATTATTATAATATGGATTTTGCATAGCAATATAATTTGCTTGCAAACAAGTTGCATAAGATAAACCTACATTTATTTTATTTTCTCCTACTTTTAAAAAACTATAATTTTGTTGTTTAGCAACTAAATGATCTTGACTTTCACATAAAGTTACAATTTGACTTTCATTATAATCTATAATATTAGAATATTCTTTATCCATATTAATATCTTTAGCTAATATTACAATTGAATTTCTTTTATTATTCATAATTACCTCTCTTTCTATTTTCTTATTTGAAAATCAATTACTTGTTTAAAATCAGTACCACATATATCACTAGCATAAAATATATTACTTTCTTTGAATGTTTTAAATAAATCTCTTAATTTTTCATTTTTAATTAAAGGATTATATATATCTTTTTGCCAGTATGGACTTGTTTTAATTGTATCAGAAAATACTATTATCTTATCTTTTATTTCTCCATCATAAGGATATATAAACCAGCATAAATCTTTATTCTCTTTATCAAGTAAATATTCTCCAATAAATTTAAAGCCCTGATACTGAAATATTATTCTATATAACATTTTATAACATTTATAAGATTTTGGCAAGTGGGGCTGTGGATCACTTTGCCATTCTCCTTTATTTAACATATCAGCATGTTTTCCTATTATATAACTAGAGTTTCCAGTAGATTTACAATATTCAATTGCAATTTTTACTTCTACTGGAATACCATCTTCATCATATTCTCCAGTAGGAATCCATAATGTATTAATTTCTCCCTGTTTTTGTTTCTTAACAATATCAAGTAGTCCCCAGTCATATAAATATGGACATACTTTTGTTATTGTATTTCCTACAAGCCATAATCTAGTTGTTCCTCTTTTTCTATCTACTGTACTATAAAAGTTCATTAATTTATCTGGCTCATTATTAATATAAATTCCACGAGCCATAAATTCTTCAAATATAATATCAGTAACATCCAAAAAACTTGCTCCAGCATATTTTTGCTCAGTAGATAATGCAACAGCATATCCTATTACATCTCCACGAGTTAATTTACCATCTTCAGTATTATAAAATGATAAATATATTTTTTTCTTAAATAATGATACACAATTATATTTATTATCAGTTAGTTTTATAATATCAACATCATCAAAATATTTTTCTATCCAGTCTGATGAAATATCCTCTCGCCATCTCCTCATTAACACAAAACGAGATCCAGCTTTAATACATTCCTTTATTATATTACCTTTATTATTATATGGATCATGATAATTTATAGTATCTTCTAAATATTTTAAAATTCCTTTTTTATGCTTTACTTGATAACTTTTTCCATTACTTCTTTCTCCATATATTAAATTAATATTAGCACCAAGTGAATCTATTAAATCAATATTATAATGGACTTTTTCTCTACTACTCATTAGAATCATCTACTATATAAAGTTTAGCAACCTCTGATTCAATTCTTTTTCTTACTTTATTTATTTTTTTCTTACTTGCTTTACCATTAAATACATTAGATTTATCAACATTAGTTTTTTCACAAACATCCTTTATTGTTATTTTTGAAAACTTTTTTATATATTCTAAATCATCCATTTTATTCCTCCTAAAATATAAATATTAATAAAATAATACATATAATTACAATAAAACTTAATATTACTATTAAAGCTGATGATAATCTACCCTCAAAAAATACTCTATCATATGTATCAAATTCTTTTAATTTTTTTCTTATCTTATCTAATTTATTTATCACATTTCCTCCTTATATCTAGCTCGTTTACTAGATTCATCATTAATTAAATTAACATAGTCTAAACTCTTACTAAGTTTATATGTATTAGGAAGTAAACAACATCCACTTTTATCTGATACTATACTTTTAAAACCTAAATAATCAGTAAATTCAAACTTTTCTTGATTCTCAGTATAAAATAATAAATTTTTATTAGTATCTTTATATTCAAATACAAAATCATCTTTAAAGTCCGATAAACTTCTTAATGCTTTTGCTCCACCTTTAGGAACTCCAGCTACTGTTATCTTTATTTTATCATCTAATATATAAGCATATTTTTTAGCTCCCTGTGTGATAAATTCATCATAGGTATAATTATGCCCCTCTTTAGTTTCTGATTCAAATACACCAAGCATATGACTAACTCCATGTATATCTACTGGAGCATATCTAGATTTATCTATATGAAGAACATTAGATACTAAATCTATTTTATTTTTAACTGTTTCATTATATTTATCAATTATGCTTTTCTCATATCCCTGTCTTAATTTAATACTATCAGTATCACAATATATTACATACTCATCCATTTCAATTACTCGACGAAGTAAATTATTTCTAGCATATGCTGTTACCCATACACCATATGCAAAACTAAGAAATGCTTTTTTCTTTTCTTCTTTTAATTTTTCAATAATTTCATCATTAGTTAGCTCTACTTCACTCCAACTTTTAAATTCATTATCAAAAATTACCTCATCTCTTATCATATTAGTAACACTCATACCATATAAACTATTAAATTTATTTTTTTCTTTTTGATACTCTAGTTCATATTCTGGATTATCTTTATACTTAGTTTTATTTTCATATTTATCTAATACAAAATTAATAAATGTTTTAGGTAAATAATTATATGTTGCATAGTAGCACTCTAATATTTCATAATTACAAGTATATGTATCTAAAATAAAATAAAAGTCTATATCAGTTAAAGTCATTTCAAGTTCGCTTGCCTCTATGATTCTACCATTATCATATTTAGCACCACGAATATTTTTACATTTACTAGCACTTATAAAATTATTAAAATACTTACATTTTATATTAGTAAATTTAACTCTTACTAAATAACATAATCTTTTACTCATTTCATTCCTAGTATGAATATTACATTTTCTAAATTCACTACTAGGAAATTTACAAGTTACTAGTACATAAGGATAAGCTGATGTTTCATCAAATGAATCAACATTCTTTATTATTTCATCAGTATATATCCAGTTAGCATGTGTGTATCCTCCCATAAAAGCATCTTGTAACATATTATATACATGTGGATCTGTATTAATTGCACGATACACAATTCTTCTATATTTAAAATTAGTTCTAACTAAATCTTGAAGTTCTCTCCTAACTTTACCTGTTGATGTTGTAGGAATGTGCTTAACATCTTCATATGTTTTTAATTCATTTAATATATAATGATAAACTACTAAACAGTCATTCTCACAATATCCAAGTTCTGTATCAGAAAGTGGAGTAATACTTGTCCTATCTAATGAATAATCCAAGTCTCCTACTAATTTATTTACTGGTAAATTAAATAATTTAGGTAAATATTTTAAAGCACAGTTACTCATCATATAAGAACATTTAAATAACATATTATATGCAGGCATATAAGCTGTCATTACTTTATGACTTTTTCTTGCCATTACATCCTCAAAATCAAATACACTTTTTAAAAATTGAAATTCAAATGCTAAATTATGCACAAATACATACTTTTTTTCTGGTACTATTTCATTTAATTTACTCCAAAATAATTTTAATTCATCCCAAGTTCTACCATAATAAACAGTATCATTTATACCAAACATCCATATATACATATGAGCCATAGGAATACTATCATGTTTTTCTTTTTCAGATAATTTTAAATAGTCTATTGCTTTATATTGCCTCCCATATAAAACATAATAAGAAGTTGTTTCTATGTCAAATGAATAAATTGTACCATCATATTTTCTCTTTTTACCAATAATATTAGGATCATGATGTGTAAATTTATTCCAATATAACATAGTATCACCCCATTATAAAATATATCTATCGTATAATCTTTTAGCTCTTTCAATTGCATCTAAATCATTACTTGAATTATACATATTAAGTACCATATTAACAAATGTATCTTCAGACTGATTATATTCTTTTGCATCTTCAATTAAAGCCCACATTGTAGATGCTCCCACTCTATCAGCATTATTAAAATAATCAAAATCTTTATTTGATAACATTTCATAAGCTGTCTCTACATCCATTTCATCTAGTTCAATGTCTTTTGATAATGTAGCTCTAAGTGAATCTAATGTAGATTCTTTTACTTTTTTTATTCCACTAGCTTTACTCGTTTGTGAAGTTAAAAATTGTTGAGTTGCCTTTTGTATTGCTTTAAGTTGTGTATTATTTAAATTTTTATTAATTTTAATTTTACCTTGTTTACTCCATGCATTAAGTAATTTTGTATCAAGTCTTTCAGATAGTTTCTTACTAGCCCATGTTCCTTTATATCCAGCTTGATTTAATCCTTTTAGTCTCCTATTAGCTTGATCCACTAATTTTCTTGTATCAGCCATTAATTTTGCTCTATCCTTAGTATATTTAGGAGCCTTATATATACCAAGTTTTTTTGCTTTTCTTATACTTGCCATTTCTAGTATCCTTTCTTATAATCTTATTTGAATCAGGTAATGTACATCCATATGTTTTAACTTGATAATTAATAATTCTTACTATCAACTCATTTAAATATGGAAATTTACCCTCATCTCTTTTAAATCTCTTTCTAAACTCATCAGAATTTGGAAGTGGAGTATCTTTATATTTATGATAATAGTAATTTAATTTAAAATCAAGTCTATCTTTTTTCATATTCCACCTTAATACTATTTTTTAATGGCTTAACACTTAATATATTATATTTTTCTTTATACTTATTAATAAATTCAAAATACCCCCTGCTGTCTTTAATGTATTTTTTCATTTATTATTCTCCTTATTAATCTAACCAACTAATTAATTTATCAATATCTACTGTTGATTTATCTTTTTTACATTCAACTAGATATTCTCTAATTTCTTTTAATAAATTTAACATAAAATTACATCTACTATTTAATAAATAATTTATTTGTATTACTTTTTCATAATCAAATTTATTCATATTTTATTCTCCTTTACTTTCTTTTACTTCTGTAATAACTTCAAATGAACATTCCATTATTAATTCTAATATACATTTAAATAATTCTATATCATTAACATCAAATCTTTTAGCATCATTAATTACACTAGTAAAACTAACATTAATTTCATCACTATAGTTATCAATAGACACATAACTAATATATAATTTACCAATTTTTAATATACATAAATATTCGTCTTTCATTATTTACCTCCAAACTATATCTCTACTATCTTCTATTAGTAGTAAATTCTTTATCCATTTAATTTTATTTATAAATTTATCCATATCAGATTCTTTTTCAAAATACTTCCACCATGTTTTATTTTCGTTAGTGTCTTTTACTACCACCCATAATTTATTCTTCATCATATCTATTTCTCCAATCACAAAATGTTCTACCACCAGTCAATTTAACATAGCAACTAGGAAATGGAGCCGAACCTTTATTATTAAAATGTAATCTACCTGTAACAAATATAATATTACATCCATAATCTACTAATTTCCTAAACCATTTAGTATCTGTTCTAGCTGGTAATAGCATTACAACTTCTTTACCTTTTCTATGCTCCATTATACTTTTTTCTACAAATAATTTAATTTTACTATACGGAGGATTAACAAAATTTTTATCTTTCCACTCCATTAGCAATGAATCAAAATTACTACAATATGGACATGGATCGTAAAATCCATCTTCAATAAAACACTTATATACATAATCAGGTGTTTTCCAATTATCCGATTCTCTACTAAATAATACTTTATTCATTATTTCCTCCTAAATATTGCATATAACTGTGGATTTCTCAATATTCTTAATACTTCTATTACTTCTGATATTTTTCCTTTTAAAACAAAACTTTTCATTAATCATTCTCCTTTACTAAATAACAATTATTAGCACTTAATAAATAAATCTTGCCATTACTTTTTACTTGTAATTGTTCCCCATCATAATCTTTCCAATTGTCTATCTTTAGTTCAAATTTAGTTCCACTATAATTACATATTGCTTTGTCATAAGTATAATCTAAATCAATTATTTGCTTATTACATCCAGTCATAAATAATAAACAAAATATAATTGCTACTACCATACCAATATAAGTAATAAATTTTTTATTTTTTAATATTTTCATTCTTTACCTCCTTTATTCATTATATTTCTTCTCCCATCTCAATAATTAATCTTTCGAATAATATTTCTT